TTAATATTTTATTCATTGTATTTAGTTGTAGAGTTTATCCTCTATTTTTTCCAAAGTTTTTTTAATCTCTGCCACGTCTTCTTGTGTAGTCATAATAGTCTGACGTATCATTTGATCTTTCATGTCAAACTCCATGCGAGTAACATCTGGTGGTGGTGCAACTGGTAATTCTTTTGCCTCAGCTATATCTGCTTGTAAAGCAAACCACATACCTATAATAGTAGCCATTGCAAAGCCTATGGCTATTAGTGTTTTTACACTAACTTGAAAACCAGTGTCCTCGTTTAGTTCTTTTCCCATTGTTTATCTTTTACCACCATGATATTCTACAGCATGGCCTTCTTTGATTAATAATTGATTTACATTTACCATTGTAGGTGAGTTTTCAGTGCTAATGTGCAATTGACCTAGTACTCTACCATACTTACCAAGGCCATGTGAATCAAGATGTATTTCACTAGCCTCTTCTAATATTTCTTTTAATCTAGCTTTAGCAGCTAAACCTTTTTTCTTTTCTTCAAGATCTCTTGTTCTAGACTCTGGAGTGTTAACACCTACAAATCTAATACGCTTTTTTGTGTTGATACTAAAGCCTAAATCTATATAGCAGTCTATAGTATCTCCGTCTATAATTCTATCAAGCTTTACTTTGTATTGATACATAGTTAGAAGATTACGTAGTTTACTCCAAATTTAAAGTCATACCACTCTCTATTCCAGTACTTATTGTATTTACCTTCAATAAATGTGCCTAAGTGCTTATTTACTTTGTAACCAAGTATAATTCCACCGTTGTAATCTAGCCACTGATTACCCTCGTACTCATGATAAGAGTAATCGCTACCTTCGTCTAAATGATATGGCATTAAGTTTGCCCAAGCGTGTGACCAAAAAGACTTTGTGTAATGATAGTAATCAAAACCAACGACAACAGAGTGTTGTATTATTTGATCTAACTCTTTACGTTTTCTTTCAGTATAATCAGCTAACATTGTAGGTATCACAACCTCTTCCCAAACCTCCTTGCTTGTGGCAACGAGCTCTCCATCAGGAGAGAAATACTCACTAGCAGCTACATCGACATTATAGCCTTCTTGTAGTGCTAGATAAGTGTAATGTATATTGCCATTGCTGAGCACCCATTCTGCTAAAGGATCATAACCATACGGCTCGGATAACCTTTGAGCAAGTCCAGCATTGAAAGACAATTTGTCATTAGCTTTATATCTATATCTCTGTGATGTTTCAAAGTATTTAATATCAGCAAAACCATCTTCTAGGTATTCGCCTTTTAATATATACTTATCATCTACAAATCTTATAAAGTGATGCTGATCTAAATATTCATTACCTTGTTGTCTCTTATAATCTACTTCAAATAAAAATTCTAAGCCGCGCACTTTACCTACATTAGCGCCATCCGACCATGAGTTTTCTGTACCATCGTAAAAAGTCTGTGCTCTGTTTTCATAACCAAACCTAGCAATTTTACGTATACCTAAAGCTAAGTTGTAATCGTAAGGAGTTTCTACTGTTACAGTTTCTAAACCGTTAGTTACAGAAAACACATCTACATCTGATATTGAATTACCACCATTAGCTGCGGCATAAAACGTAGCAAACTTAAAATACTTTTTAAAGTTTTGTGAACAACAGTCTTTTGGTGCTGCGCAAGCAAACAATGCTATACATATTATTATTATTAATTTTTTCATTATTAATTAGTAAGGGTTATAAGTTTTCTTTTTAGATTTTGTTTTTGTTTTTGTTTTTTTACTGTAAGGATTGCTATAAGGATTTTCTTTGTTTTTCTTAACATCACCTTTTATTTTCAATATTTCACTATCTTTAACGCCAACGTCCCAAGTGTTCCAGCCTAACATCATAGCTATTCTTTGCCAAGTAGCATGATCAGAGTCTAAAGCTTGTTTTATATTATTTAGCTTGTTAATTGCTCTACCCATTGGTATGTTAAATATACCCTCAAGAACATTTCCAATAGACTGGTATCTAGGATTACTTATATCCCACATAGACATTTCTGGTATAATTTTTTTATTAAACTTTTCTGTCTGCATAGAACTATATATTTTTCTAGCTTTACTACCTATAGGTGGAGATATATTGAACAGTTGCAACAAAGTATATGTTTGGTTAGAGTTCCAGCCTTTTTTGTTTTGTTTTGCCCACTCTATTATAGCGTTTTTACCAGTAGCAAAAACAGCACCTGGTATACCCATACCTCTTAATATAGAATCTACCATGCCATTTGCAACTCTTGTTTTTCTAGTTAATTTTTTATCTTCTTCTTCTTCGTCAAAAGCCAACGCAAATAGTGCTGACTGTAAAGAGTTAAAAATAAAATTTTGTACAGCACCATAATAAACTATACGTGATATGTTTGTTTTGAAATCACCTCTTCCTTTGGCTAAATCAATAACAGATTTTTTCATACGCCTAGTATACTGCATTGTAACATTTTGAAAAGCTAAAATAATTCTACCTAAAATACTAGCTTGTTCTTTAGATATAAGAGACGGGTCTGAAGACTGCTGAACAGGTTCTGAAGCGTCAGTCATATCTTGAAACGCTTTTGCTTCAGCTTCTGCTTTTGACATGCCTTGCTTTAAATATGTGTTTATTCTGTTTCTGTAAAACGTTGCGCCACCAGAAGCAATAGCAAAACTATCAGCCATTTGCGTAGGTAAAAAACCTATTTTTAATAAATAGTTTATAATTGCTTTTACTTTATTTTTACCTCCTTCATTTACGGCTTTTGCTAAAGCAGCTTCGTTTACATCAAGTTTTAAACCACCTCTTCTTTGTTTAAGAAAGTCAGAGTTAAATATAGTTACAAAATCTTTTAAAAATTGTGGAAAATTAGCCAATGCTGCAGCGGCTTTAATAGGGTTGTTGTCACCCCAATTTATAAAGTTTGTAGCAGAAAGAGTTTGTAAAAGCGCAGATCTTGTATTAAAGAACATTATAGCGCCAATAGAGTTAGTTAGCCAATTCATCCATTTATTAACTTGCTTATTACTACCACTTGGCCTGCTGTTACCATTTTCCATGCGCCAAAGCATATCGTTTAAAGCCTCAACATAATCGGTACCGTATAAAGATTCTAGCTTTCTCATTAAAGGCCCATCAAGCTTACCGTTTTTCCATTTACCAAATATTTGTTCTCTATTTTGTATAAACTCTTGTATGTGTTGTTTTCTACCAACATCATTAGTCATTGCATCTAAGTCTGACAATATAGTTTCTGCTAACCAATTATTTCCAGGTTCTAAATATTTACCGTCTGGCCTACCAACAATAGCATTAATACCACTAGCCAAAACAATAAGATCGTTGTTTGCTTCTACAGCTTCAATTAATTTTTGCACGTTCTCCGGACTCATACCTGGTATATTATAACCAGCCTTATTAAACAAGTAAACCCTAATAGCTGTGTCGTATGTAAAGCTTGTGCCTGGCACTATTTTTTTTAATAATTTAGTAGCATCAGGCATTGATTTTAATAAAGCCTTGTAGTTAGTAGAAACACCTTGTTTTAGTCTATTTATTCTATCAATACCTCTTTTGTATGGTGCGTACAAGTTTTGTTCAAAAAAAGCTATTTGAGCCTCTCCAAGCTTGCCAACTGCATTAGCTATAGTGTACATTAAACCCATAAAGTCATTAGAACCAGGTGTGTTAAAAAACCTACCACCAATACCTTTTCCTTTTCTTGAACCTTTAACTCTAGCTGTTGCATCATCAACAACAACGTTTCTATCTACACCTTCGTTAACTTCAATCATCGCATCAACTTGCCCACCTAAACTTTCACTATTTTTTTGTATAGCTTGTACTACTTTAGACTTAACATCAAATTGACTTAATAAATTATCAACAGCTTCAACGTTAGGCATTGCATCATCAACAAAATAAAAATCATTATAACCCTCTGCTAGTTTATCAACCATAAAATCAGCTTTAGCCTCGCCTGTGCTATTACCTAAACCAGTTATGTTTTCTATTGGTAAATCTACACCTTCGCTTTTTAAATAAGCTTGTATTGCTGGCGCTGACTCTTTTGCTCTAGCTGTTAATATAAACACATTTTTATTACCGTATTTTTTAATTTGATTTTTTAGCTTCTGCATTAGTGGTCCAGGTCTTCCATTTGTAACTTTGTTAAAGTCTGAAAAATCCATTTTCCAACCATCTTTTACCATTGAATCACCAACTAAAGGCCAATCAGCTGACTCTATTCTTTTAGTAATACCATTTTTAGTTGCTATAACATAATTATCACTTATACCAGCTGTTTCATCAAAATCAAAAACACTAATACCTTTTTTTGGTGAGTTAGGATCAAGTCTAAATTGTTCTGCTTTGTATATTTTACCTAAACTATTACTAGCTCTACTAAAGTCGTGTACATTTTTAACCGCATTAGCAAGATCTTTACCATGTTGTTCAATCATCAAGTCATACATATTTCTACCACTAGCTAAATCATATACGTTTTTGCCAATTGTAGGGTCCATTAAAAATCTATAATTACCTAATGGACTATTTCTACCACCTAAATCGTCTAGTACATCAGCTAATTCTTTAGGTAACAAAGCTTGTTCAAAGCCTTTTAATATGTTGTCTGCGTCTTGTAAAAAAGTATTGTTATATATGCTAACTACTGTTGCAGCAGAAACTGTAGCAGAGTCAACCATGTGTTCTCCTTTTTGACCACTTACTTTTTGCGGGCCATCAACTAAATAAACTGAAGTTAAAGCAGCTAAAGCTCTTTCACCTTTATTAAAATTAGTGTTCATCTGCTTGTCTCTGATAACATACTCTATAGCTTGCTCTCTAGTCATTTTACCAGAACTAACTTGCGTATTCACCCAGTCTTGAATACTTGAGTTATAAGCTTTAAATAATGCTTGTGCAGCTGCCAAAGCTTTTGGGTTAAACTCCTTTCTAAGTATAGCTGCTTTTTGCTTAGCAGTTACTATAGATCCATCAGGGTTATAGCCCATTGCTTGAACTTCTTTAACTCTTCTTAATACACTACCAGGTTCAGTCATTGTAGACTCCATGAGTTCTAAATCACCTTGTATTTTTTCAAACTCAGCCCAAAGCTTTTTAGTTGCTTTAGACATTTTTCCAAGGCCCATTTTATTAGCTAAAGCTCTTTTCCACCTACCAATGTTTGATTTTCTTAAAGCAAGCAACCCACCAAAAGCGCCCCTATCACTATCCATTTTAGCAGCTCTATGCAAGAACATGTATTTACCTTTTTTGTTCTTTTGCATACGCAGATCTCTCTGTCCCATCCAAGCAGGCATAAAGCCAAGTAAAGGTATATTGTAATTATTTACATGGTCAGCTGCCATTTCTTCATTATAATTTTTTACACCTTTTACTTTAGGATCAATTTTGTAACCTTTATTTTTTAAAAACTCTTGAACTTTAGGGTTGCTAATGCCTTCTTTAACTCTTGATACAAAACCTTCGTTATCTATATACTCTTGCTCACCACCGTACTTTTTTTCTGCATCGTTCTTTAAAATGTTGTAAAGCTCGTTGTCAGAGTTTTCTAAAACTATAGCTTTTTCACTAAGCAATTTCATTAATGCTTCTGGCGAAACGTCTTGAACTTTAATGAAGTTTTCCATGCTATTAGAGTTTCTACCACCTCTTTCTATTTGTCTAATTACTTCCGCTTTGTAGTTATCAACTTTATCATATTCAAAAAGCTCGTTTAATTGCTCAACTTTGTTTAAAACATCTTCGCTATTTAAAACTTCTTGTACTTGATTAAAAGCTATTTCTTCAGCTATAGCATCTGCTAAAGCTCTTTTTCTAGTACCTCTTAAACCACTTTTCTTACCTGTTTTAGGATTTATTTCTGGCGGGTTAAAAAAGTCTTTAACTTTATTCATGTTAAGCTTCATTTTCTGCACAAGGTTTGGCCCGCTTGCTGGTTTAACTTTTTTATCTATTAAGCCTTGCTCTTGTAGCTTTCTAACTTCTTTAACTTTTGTTATTCTTCTTTTGCTTACAAATATTTTTTCACCTTTTGGTAAAAGTCTTTCTATTTGTATTAGTCTAGCGTTTGATAAGTTTGGAAATATAACGTCTTCAAAGAAATTATCTATAAAATTATCGTAATTAGCTTCTACACCAAAAATTTCTTCTATTTTTTTACCTATTTCGTTTACAAACTCTTTTTTTAATGCTTGTCTGTATTTAGGGCTTGTTACAGGTGGAAGTTTACCGCCAAATACTTTTGCAACTACATCTTTAATTTTGTTTTGCAAATCAGTACTTATACCTAAAGAAGCTTCAAACTTTTTTTGTTTAGCTTTAATTATTTTTTCTTGTTGCTCTCTTTTTTCTTTAGCTATTAACTGTTGCTCAGGATCTTGGCCTACATCTTCTACATCTTGCTTTATATCACCATCTTTAGATTTTTTAGTTGCATCTAAACTTTTATTTTTTGGTTTTGCTAATTCTTTTTTAGCATCTTTTGCGGCAAATTCAACATTACCTTGTTTTCCTTTTCTCTTATTACCTTGCATCCAAGCAAAAAGACTAGGTGATTTAGCTGGGTCGTAATTTATAAGTCTATCAGCAAGCCTTTCTCTTTGTATTTCTTTTTGTTGTTCACTAACACTACCAAAAAGCCTGTCAAAACTACCATCTATTATGCCTTGGTAAACTTTTGCAAAAGCACCTCGTATACCACCTGCTTGAAACTCTTCTTTTGTTTTAGCATTGTTAGTTAATGGATCTATTTTTTCATTTAACGGCACACCGTCATTTTCTGATCCTAAATTAACAGACTTTCTATTAGCTTTTTTATTTTTAATAGCAAAACCTTTTGATTCATCTATTATAGCGTCTAAATCAGCTGTGCTTTCGCCAGTTTCAATAGCTTTTGTATATGTTCTTATAAGATTAAAAAGCCCTTTACCTGAAGACAAGTCAATAGCACCATAACCCATTTTTTGAAATATACCACTAAACCTACCACCTACTGCATCAAAGTTTTTATTATATGTAATTTGTTTTTTAATAATAGCATCATGTAAAACATTTAAATACTCGTCGTAATACTCATTTTTACTTTTTTCAGTACCATCTTTGTTGTACCTGTAATTATCATTTATTCTTTTTTCAAGAACAGCTCTATCACCTTTAGACATGTCAGACAACATATCATCAATAAGTTCTATACCCTTGTCTGAAGTTGTACCGTCTTCATTTCTAATATATTTGTCCATAATAGAGTGAAGAACTTCGTGAGAACCTACAGAAACAGAACCTAACTTTCTAGCAGTTTGCTTGTTTATATACGAAATACCATTCATTATCTTACCATCACTATACCTATGTTCTCTAGCTGCTTTTTTAAACTCGTCTGTATAGTCTAGCTCACCATCTTTATTTTTAACTTTCTTTTTTGAAACTCCACTAACAGCTTCTATGTAATCTTCTTGTGTTTCATAAACTCTAATTTCACCACCTCTTTGTCTAGCTCTTGTTTCAGCTGCTTTTAAATTTTTTTCTAACTTTCTGTTATTAGCTTCTTCTACTATAGCTTTGTTTTCTTCATTTATAGCGTCTAATTCTTTTTGAGCTTGACTTTGAGCTTCTTTAGATTTTTTCTTGTCTTTTACTATTTTATTTAAAGGTCTAGCTTTTTTAACGTTGTTAAAATACCTATCAAACTCTTGTTGATCCATTTCAGAAAGTCCTTGTATTGCTCTTTCTTTAGCACCAACAATATCAGCTCTAACATCCATTATCATGTCTTGCAACTTTTCAAACTCACCATCTTGCTCTCCTTCAGCTTTTTTTCTAGTACCTTTTTGATCTGTAATTAATTTTGCTAATTTTTCTTGTAAACTAGCCACTTCTGCTTTAGTGTCAGCACCAGCTAATATTGAATATGCTAAGTTTTTAGATTTTTGTGATTTTTTATTTATCTCTCCAATTCCACCAGTCACACCACCTACTAAACCACCAACAATACCAGCATCAGCAATTTCATAATATTTTCTTTCCCAATCAATTTTTTTACCTAAACTTACTTGATCCCAAAGCGTAGACGTTAATTCTGTAGCGGCTTCAGAAGCACCTTCAGAAGCAACACCCCCTAATATATTTTTTACAATACTTGTAGCACCACCTTGAAGAATATCTTTTGCTAATTTTATAGACTGCTGAGCTCCACCAGCTGCAATTAAACCAGATCGCTTTAATAAACCTCTAGTAGCAAATTCAAAACCAGCTTCAATTACACCGGATCCAGCGGCGTTTACAAGTAAAGAGGTAACATCTTTTGAAGCGTCTTCTTCAAACTCTTCTTCAAACTTACTACCAGCAGTTGTTACCGCTAAAGCAGCTAAACCAGGAACACCGGCTGCAGCCATCAATATAGATGGTAAACTTGCAATACCAGCTTCTGCAGCTCTAAAACCACCTTCTATGTAATCTCCAGACTTAAACGTTTCAGTTATACTAGCATCGTCATACTCTAGTGTTTTTTCATCTAAAGCTTGAATCATTTTTTCAAATGGATCACTACCAAAACCATTAGCTTTTTTCATTGCTGCCATAGCAACTTGCTTAGCTTCTGAAGTCATATTGTCATCATCAGTAAGAGCAGCAAACATAGCGGCATCTTTAATGTCAGCAAAACCTTCTAGCTTTCCAAGTATATCTTTACCAAGCCCAGCACCAATACTAATTATTTTATCAGCAAACCCTGCATCATCATAATCCATTTTATCAAAAGTCAACCCAGCCTCTTTGATGTATTCATCAAAATCCATACCTCTTTTTCTAGCCCACACACGAAGGTCTCGTTCTTTATAAACTGTACCTTCAGAGTTTTTATAGTCTGCCATATATTAATTATTATCCTAAAGGATCTGTTTGTCCACTGGTATCAGTATCTCCTGTAAAGTTATCAATATAACCATACTTTTCCATTATTTTATTAACTTTATCACGTTCCGCATCATAGTCTATGTCTCCTGTAGAATTACCAGACTTTATTCTTATAACATCTCCGTTTTCATCTTTGATAGGTTCTTTTGTTCTATTGTCAAGTAACATTATATCGTTTGTTGCTATAGCATCGGCATTGTCACTATATCCAAAAGCGCCTTTACCTGTTATTCTTGAAAAAGGAACAAACATAACGTCTTTTGTTTTACTTAATCCAAAAAACTCGTTTATAGCATTAGATGTACTATCATCTCCACCAATAAAAGCCTCGTTAACACTTATTTGACCAGTACTTAAACCTACTCTGTTTTCAGTATCTTTAATAGCAGATTTATCGCCAGGCATTCTACCACCTTCTCTATTTAAAACATCAAGCTTATCTATACCTTCTTTTACAACTTCACCGCCTACAACTAAATTATACTTGCCAGTATCTGAGTTGTATTCATAATCTCCGTAATGACCAGTGAAATTACCAGGTGGATCACTAAACACACTGTCTCTTACTATTTGTCTTTCATTAGGTTGTATATAAGATATTGTTTTACCATTTTGATCTTTTATAGGAAAAGCTTTTTTAAATGGATTTTTGCTATCATCTCCTCCACCTCCACCTTTTTTCTTTTGTTTAGAATCAGAGGTGTTGTATATGTCTTCAGAAACATTACCAACAAATTTACCCATCATTTCAAGAGTCTCATTTTTATTAGCATCTTCTAGCATCCAGCTTGCATCATAAGTACCATCTTCATTTGCTTCAAATCCATTATAAAGACTTTTGTCTTTTAAATTACCAGATTCCCATTGTTTCATAAACGAAAGATCTGAGTTGTCACCAGATAAATCACTTTGAATTAAAGATTGTACTTCATCTGGAGATTGTTCTCTATGTTTAAATATCCAAGCTTGAGTTGTGCCTTGTTTATCAAATAACGTTCCATTAAACTTAGCTTTTTTAGCATCTGTAAAAGCTTGTGAAGAGCTAGCTAAACCTTCGTAATTTTTCATAGCATAGTCACCAAAATCATCTAAAGACCTTGTTTCATCTTCTTCACCGTTGCTAGCAGTAAAAGAAATTTTACCAGTGTCGTAGTCGATATTAAACTGAGCATCGGGATTACCGTACGTGTTAGTAAAAAACCCATTGTTTTTTGCAAAACTTCCATCTTTCATTAAATTACCAGAATCTCTATCAGACAAAAACTCTTTTCTTTTATCCATATATGATTTAAGCTGGTTATTAACTGTTGAAAACTGAAACTTAATAGCATCCATTTTATCTTTAATTTCTGAGCTAGGATTTTCAGCATATTGACCTGCTAAATCAGAAAACTCATCTCTTTTAGTTCTTAAAAAATCAGTAACAGCTTGTCTTTGGCTAGGTTCTATTAAATTTACATTTTCAATACCACCAAGATCTTCCATGTATTTATCTGCCTTAGCATCAATCATTTTTCTTTCAGCTACACCAGCAGCTAAAGTTTCTGTAAAACCTTTAACTAAAGCTTCACCACGCTTGTCTTTACCAGCTTCGCGCATAAGTCTTTGACCTTGTATTAATACATTGTTTCTTGCCATATTGTTATTTTTTATTAATTACCTCCAGTCGGTGGTTTTAGTAATGAATTAACTCCACCGGTTAAAGCAGCTCCAGCTATTGATCCAATACCGCCAAATAAAGCCGCGTTAGATTCTTGTATTGCTTGATCTGCAGCCGCTTTGTCAGCTTGCGCCATACCTAGCAAAGTACCAGTTTTATCGTACTGCAAACCTCTAGCATCTTTTGCTCCAGCTAGTCTTTGTGTTTGAGCAAATTGATCTCCAGCAGCTTCTAATTGTTGTATTTGTTGAGCACCTTGTGCTCTTAATTTTTGATTTTGTGATTCTTGTAATCCAATACTTGCAGATGCTTTTTGCGTAGCTAATTGGCTTTGATTTGCTAAAACTTGAGCTAAACCAGCAATACCACTACTACCAGCCGCTCCTTGTAAGTTTTGCATTAAGTTTGCTTGGTTTTGTGAATTTTGTTGTGCAAGAAAGCTTGCTTGTTGCTGGTTAACAGTCATGTCTTCAAAAGCATTTTCCATGCCTTGATAAGAGTTTCTAAAACCAGCAGCTAAGTTGCTAGTATCTAAATTTTCGTATTCTGATCTTCTACGTTTATACTCAGCTCTTGCTTTTCTTTGAGCGTTTCTTCTTTTCTTTCTACCAATTAGTCCTTGAGCAATACCAGCGACACCACCAATTAAACCCATCTGCTGTGAGCCGCTAAGACCTCCATCTTTACCAGCGCCCATACCTCCAAAAAACTTACCTAATCCAGCACCAATTTGACCTCCAAGCATGTCTAGTCTACCAGCAAAAGGCATTTTACTTCCGCTAACCGTTGGCATATTACCCATAAAAGCCCGTGTTGGTTGAAATGTGTCAGTAAAATTAGGTGTTGCTATTTGTTGTACACCAATCGTAGGTAACGACGTTATAGTCTGTTGCTCTCTAGCAATTGGCGTAGGTGTATTTACCGTATAGTTACTGCCTTCTCCAGTGTAAGTAGATGGAACAGAATTTTCAGGTGGATAATAAATACCATCTTCTTCATATTTAAAAGGACTATTTGCCATGTTATTTGTTTTTTATTATAATTACACTTTTTATGCGTTATTTACTACTTTCAACTATTTCAGAGCCAATTGAATATAATTCAATTTTTTCTTTTGAATTATTAACTAAACTAGCCTCCGCGTAATAACCGCTTAAACCACCAATATTTGCTGTGTTATCTTTTGAAAACATAATAAAACTATCTGTGTCTAAAACTTGTGGACCACTAGTAAGTGATTGTGGAAAATAATTGCTAATTTTTAATACTCTTTGTTGTAGGTCATGACTCATTTCTTCTAATCTACCTAGTTTTACTATATTTTGTTTAGGCGCAACTTCATAGTCACCTATTGAAGATGTTGATACATACCATATTGTATCTCCAACTTGCAATGAAGTGTTAAACTCTAATCTTGCATTAAATGTTAATGTTATTTGCATGTTATTCTATTGTTAAGATATTATCTAAAGCAAGTGTTAATGTTAAATCATCCACACCATGAGACTCAATTGAAACGTCAGCTGTTATAGTTGCAGATCTACTACTACCTGTAAAGGTTATTGTTTGACCATTTTCAATCGTTTGTTTTGCACTTGCTGTTATGTTAACACCGTTGCTTACCGCGTCAACGTGTGGAGTACCAATTACACCAATACCAGACATTATAACAGTTTCTGCAGCTTTTATACCAACAGTACTTGCAAGAGGAATTGTAAGGCTATCATCAACCGCAAGGTCAGTTGTTGTTACTACAGGATCAATTGTTACTTTAAAATTAGAAATATTAAAATCTGTATTGTTAAACACGTCAGAGTGACCAGGCCCTTTTCCTGTAAAAGTTAAAGTTCTATCAGCAACAAATGTAGAAGCAGCGCTAATAACAGCGGTACCACCACTAGAATCTCTAACAATTTCTTCACCATTTACTGTTGCAGCTTCTATAGGTATGCTATACACATCTTCAAGGTCTGAGCTTTTGTTTTGATCAAAAAATCCTGGCGTCAAGTTTTTTATTGTTGCACCACTAGCAATTCCAGTTCCACTTACAGCCATACCAGCGCTTAAACCTTTTATATCTTTTAGCTCTAGAGACACTGAGCTTGATCCAGCTGTTTTAGTATCTTTTGTAGTTGTAAACGTAAAATCATTAGCTGATGGTTGTTTTGCAATAACAAAATGAGTTAGTAAATCATCATTACTTAGTGTTACTGGCCAATTTATTGAAAACGAGGCTTTACGGTTTTCAAAACCTATAGAAGTTACATCTAGTGGTAAAGTATTGTAATCACTACTATTAGCGGCAGAAGACAAAGAAAATGTTAGTGTAGTATCTTTAAATTGATATATTATTGGCAACTTATAAATATTACTTTTTGATAAAGACTGTTCAAAAGTAGTGTTGTAGTGACCATCTGCATAAACAATTATTTCATATTCATCATCAGCGCTAACTGTTGGAAACAAAATAGACCCTGTGTAAACTCCAAACTCATTTAATTTTTTTTGAACTAACTTTGCTGGAGTTGCAGAAAAAGCTAAAGCTGTTTTAAGTTGACCGTTTTTATCAAGATCTTCTGAAAAATTGTAAAAATGATTACTTCCATTTGTTACAGTCATACTAAACACAGCACCAGGCTCGCCGCTTACAACAAACTTTCTACTTTCTGCTTTAGAAAAAATATTATCTGTATTTATTTGTACACTAGTTATTATCATATTTTATACTGTTATTATTTCTGTGTGACTAGATGTAAACGCAGAGTTTGTAGCTACAATAGTACAGTGCACATCAGTAGTAAAGCTGTTTGTTAGATCAGTTGGAAGCAAAACCCCATTTATGTACATGGTTCCCGCGAGTATACTTGGAGGAACAGATAATGTTACATTAGTAGGTGTTGGATATGTTATTATATTTGATGGTAACGAAAAGTAATGAACTAAATTACCAGGTGCTATAGGAGATAATCCATACGGTGGACTTTGTATTGACAAGTTAGTTGTTCTTTGTATATCAACTTGATTACCGTTATTGTCTATGTAGTATAGCTCAGTTATATCATAAGTTACCGGAAGATTAGGAAAAGGGATATATAATGCAGCTTGAATATCAATACTAAGGTTAACTAAAACACGCATGTCAGTAGGTGAATTAGGATAATTAACATCAACAAGAGCTTGTCCTACCGTGTGACCCATCGTAAAAGGAGGTAAGGTAAATACTGGTGGTGGAGGTGGAGGTGGTGGTGGTGGTGCATATGTGCATGAACCATCATCAATTGTCGCACCTGGCGTAGTGTTGAGAGCAGTAGGATCTGTACAGCCTTCTATTGGTTCTACTTCGTCAAAATCAATAGTAAAGCTTTCGTTTTGGTTTGGACTATAACCAGGTCTGTAATCAATATAAACATAAGCTTTTATTTCAACAGGGTAATTATTTGTAGTAAAATTATTTGGGTTTAACACGCTTGCGTTCCACTGAGATTCTTCGCTTGTTTGAAACTCTAACTGACCATTGACAGTATGTAAGTTACCAGAATCATCTTGATAAATTTCTTTTAATATTATTTTTGACCAAGTTACATTTAAGTTTACATGATTTGCCCATATAGTTGTTTGCTCAAACTTAATAGGACCATAAATAGGCGTGTTATCTGTAGGATATAAAGGACCATACTGTCCAAGAAGTATTTTATAAATATTTTGCTGCGTGTTTATATTATGTGGAGGTGGGGGTGGATTTCCATTTCCAGTTCCATTAGGATTATAACTATAGTCCCATTTGTATGTAGGTAGAATATAACTTCCAGAATTGTTTCCTATTCTAAAATTTGCAGCAAACAACGGTGAAGGTATAAATTTTGGTATTATACTAATTTCATAATAAATTTCACCATTATCATCATATTTTGCTGTTGTTCCAGTTCCTTGTGTTGCATTAGGATCAATCACAATTGAAACATCGTAATTGTTATTTGAATTATGTGTGTAATTATTGTGAGACATAGTATATTTTTTTAATCATCATCATTAAAATCTTGAATTGTTAAAGTAGGATATATACACGTACCATCATCAACTGTAGCTGAGCTATCATAGTTTAATGCAAGAGGATCTGTACAACCATTTGCATTATTACTACCGCCTCCTGTTCCTCCTCCAGTTGGACCTCCACCACCGCTAGTTGTACTGTAAGTACATGTCCCGTCGTCTTGGTTGGCAAGTGGATCCCAGTTATCTGCATTTGGATCAGTACAACCTTGAATACCCATTATACAAGTTCCATTATCAATAGTAGCTAAAGGATCATAATTTAAAGCTCTTGGATCTGTGCATCCATAAACAGGTGGTGTTGGCGTCATTATACAAGTTCCATCATCAACTGTTGCGTTAGGGTTGTAGTTTGAAGCTCTTGGATCTGTACAGCCCAATAATTCTATTACACAACTATTATCATCTACAGTTGCCAGTGGATCATAGTTTATAGCATTTGGATCAGTACAACCGTATACAGGTGTTGTGTAAGTACATGAACCATCATCTATTGTTGCAAGTGTATTGTAATTATCTGCTAGTGGATCCATACACCCAGGTGTTGGTGTTGGTGGTACATATACATACAAACTAGGATCAAGATCAATTGAAACGGCTTTACCTATACCTTGAAAAGAAAACTCATCTGTTTTAATATCTAAAGTGTCGCTAACATCGCTTCCTTTTATGTAGTTAAACCATTTGCCTTCTTTTTCTATAAACTCAGAAACATAACCATCTTGCTTGTTTGTTACAATAGAGTCTGACCTCCAGCCGTTTTTGTTTTCTAAGTTATAAAAACCACTATTAACATCTGTAGTTTCTAAATTTATATTTGACTGAGAGCCTTCGTAATTTAAAGTTTTAAAAGTTTTAATAACTCCAGGCGCATCATTTAATAAAATTTTAACAGAAGAAGGTGTAAATTGATCATAAAACGTATTTCTTTGAGCAGCTTGGTGTTCTGAGTGGTGTACCCACAAATGACCATTTTTAAAGCTATAATAATCATTTGCCATACTTATAGCTTGTTCTGGTATAAAAGATTTAAAACTTGACCAACCTTTTACGTCTTCGTCGTAGGATATTGTATTGTTAATGTCTATAATACTAACATTATAATTATTTTTTTTATCATCATAACTACCTACTATTTTGTTACTTAGTTTAAGATGATCTCTAAAATAATCTTGCATGCCATAAGTTGATATAGGTGTCAAACCATCTCTTGACAATCTCAACACCGCACCTCTTTGTTTGTCTGTAAAATAAACTCTATAGTTTTCAGACGCAAAAGATTCTGGATTTGTTGATATACCATAATCACCTACAAATGGCACTGCTTGGCCTAAAACTTTATTTGTAGCTGTTAAATTGGCATTGCCATCAGCATTAAATACAGCATCTTTATTTGCAAGTATTCTTATAACTTTATCTTCACACAAAGCAACTAAATCAGAGTTTCTTGAGTATAGCTTTTGTATACTACCATACGTAGGGTTTAAATCTTTGGTAATTTTTTCTGCTTGTATAAACTGGTTTAAATTATTAACACCGCTTGTAGAGTTGTATATACCAGAGTATATTAAACCATTAGTTCTTCTTTCTTGCTCGTAGTTTTCGTCAATTACAGAAGATGCTTTTGCACCTTTGTCTAAAATTATACTATTAAAAGTATCTCTTATTCTATTTGATTCAACTCCATTTACAAAAGAAAAACAATTGTACCAAGAAAGTGAAAAAGGATTTCTATGTACGTTTGTAAAAACACCGTATTCTGCAGCTGCAAAATCAGCTGAAATCCCTAGGTCTAATTTTAAAGAAGTTGTTGTTGTGTCTGGTCTTGTAAATATTATGTATGGCAACTCTTGACTTAAAGCTGGTGGTCCAACATACTCTGAAGTATCTATTTCGTGTGAAAAAATAATTTTATTATTATTAAATCCTACAACAGTTGTTGTAACATATGGGTTCATAACACCTGGTTTTGTAGGACATGTAACTATTGATCCTTTTGGTATAAATCTTTGCCAATTTTTATCATTTATATTTATTGGAAAAGCATCACTTGCTTCGTAATAAATATCTAAATCTGCAGATTCTTTTGGCTCTGTTTCCCATATTGCTGGATTTTTACTTACTACTTGTTTTGTTTGAGTGCTAACTCTAGGTATAACAAACTCAATACCAAATGATGAGTCAGGACCACAATTATCAGCATCTAACAAACTTTTATTATTATCTAAAATTACACCAGACAAATCTTTATTAACTTGTAGTCTAAAGGTTATTCTTCTATTATGTGATTTTTGAAATCTTTTCCAAACATTATTAGCCTGCTCATCGTCTACAGATGTGTCATTATAAGGTCCTTCAACAGTTAAAGAAGGATCTGAATTTGTGTAAGTAGGTTGGTAAGGTGAGCTTGAAGGAGATGTAGCTAGCATATATGCATGCCAAACTCTTCTGTAGTCTGTGTGATTATATCTTTTCACTATGTCTACGTTTAAAACTTCAAATATTTCACTTGGATTTGAATTGTTTGATATTCTGAATTTTTGAAAAATTCTAAATCTATCTAATATCCTAGATAACAAATCATCTGGCCCACCATAAACGTCTTGATAATTAGACATTGCTTTTTCCCACCTTAAATCCCATATTTTTTCACTATGCATACCAAGACCATCTGGCCAGCCAGTATCATTTAATCTATAAGCATCGTTTTCAATATTAAACTGTCCAGAACCTCTAACAGAAGCGCCGTCTCCAATTTTTGAAAAAGAAATTTCAACATAATGTTTTCCGTTTTCTGTAAAAATACCTCTACCATAAGAAGCCCTATTTTGATAACTTGCAGGGTGAGGTGAAAAACTTTCAGTTGTCCAATAATTTCCACCGTTGCTAAACCCAGCTGTTTGAGATTCTAATCCAAATTCAAAGTCTGGCGTGTCGTAGTGAACACCTGCGTAATAAGCAGCATCTATAAAAAATCCACCAGTAGAACCTGTAGCACCACCAGGAATGTTACTCAGCCCACCAAAATCTAACAAAGCTTTCCACTCATCGTCTGAAGTTGTGACATTTGGTGAATTATCACCAGTAGCTGTATTTGAAGCAAGTGTAGTTGTTTGTATTCCAGCTGGATCTTTAAATACTTTAATTGACTCGTCTAAAAAGTTATGAGAATACACCTTGTTTTGAATTTCATAAGTTGTAGATTTAGCAGCTTCTGTAAAAACATGTTTTTCCGCTACTTCATCGCTATTTATTTTAACAAAAAACACACCATCAAACTCTGGTCTATTTACAATTTTATCTCTATAAACTCTTATTCTTAATCCGCTTTGAAGATCTGCACCAGTTATTAATGAAGGATAACCAGGGTAAATCCAGCTGTCAGAATCATTAAAAGCCTCTACTAAAGTAAAGCTAAAATCATCATCTGAAGCGGTTACTACACTAACATCATAAAGTTGTGTTACATAACCATTTGACCCTTCCCACTCTACTCTTAAAGGATCTGGTATATCATTTAAAGCTGTAGCATTAGAATCGCTCCACTCATCTACTGATAAATCAAAAAATCTGCTATCAACTGTTGGTGGATTTGTCAAGTGCGCACCAACATTTGTACCAGTAACATCTATTTCACCTAAAATATCAGTTTCTGTTTTTATAAAGTCAGGAGCTTCGTTTTCTATAGCTAATACTTTATATCTAGCTTTTTCTTTTATTAGTTGTTTTTTATCTGCACCTTTTTTTAATATTAAAAAAGTATCTAAATCAATTTTGTTTCTTTCAGAAGATGGAAAAGCTAACCATATATTACCATCTTCAGCTCTATAAACTCTACTCATAGCTATGTTGTAGTACTCAGTAGAAGTTTCTTTTACGTAAAACTTATAAGACTCTGCAAAAGAAGGTGGTGAAGTGTTTATTTGCCCTTCTAGTGCTAGCTTAAAACCACCATGCTTTTTAGGTATTTTAAATATTGAATTGTTATTACTAAATATAGGTGTTTCTCTACCGTATTTATCAATATAAGTTAAGCCAAGTTGATAGTTTCTCATTGACTTTAAAGATTTATGCCCGTAGTAATGTAATATATTTTCTTTTACAACAAAAGGACTATTAGTGTAGTTCCCTTGATATGAAAATTTATAACCTTCGTTTCCAACATACCTACTTTTATAATCAGCATGTAATATTGGTTGAAAATTATCATTGTTTAAGTTACTAATGTTGTAGTTTTGAAGGTAATTAGCATAAACTATTCTATTACCTGTTATTTCTTGTGCTAAAGCTTGTCTAGGAACGTTATCCCAAGGTCTTAACAATTGATTGCTAGGTAAAACAGCATATATAAGGTCTGATTTTATTTCATATTGATTTCCATGCCAACTGTTGACAAGGTGATGATCTGCCTCTGTAACACCAACAGTAATGTTAGGCTCATCATTATATTTTATTTTATCTACAAGATAAACTGTCGGTGAGTTAGACTCTTTGTATAATATGTCTATTTGTATAACATTATTAGGAGTTTCGTTTGTTATAAAATTTCTTAACTTTAAATACTTTAGCCTATTCTCCATAGCTACGTTGTAAGCTTTAAAAGAATTATATTGAAACAAACCTGGTTTAAAAATAACATCTGTAAATGGAGCGAAAGTAGAATATTCACCATCAGCGTACTTGTATCTGTAGCTAAACCTAGGGTATTTACGCTCAAACAAAGGGTCTGAGTCTATTATTTTTAAACATCTATATGTTAATTCTGCAGCAGCTGGATTATCTTCTATTGACTCTGTTTCAATTATAAAAGTATCTTTTGGTAAAGGATCATTATCATATCCATCAGCACCGCTTATATCTTGAATAATTTTAATAACAACAGTAGCGTCGCTAGGTAAAATACCATTTTCTGACTGTGCAATCATAGCTATTCTATCACCTGCATTGTAAGTTTGCCCATTTATAAAATTTGTAAATGTAGTATAGTTCTGAGTACCTACATTTTGCATACCTTCTTCTGCAAAATTAAATATAGTTACAGAAGGATTATATTCTTCATAAAATTCTTCAACGTGTAGCTTTTGTTTTGGAGGAGTTTTTATAACAGTTATGTGTTCTTCTTTTAAAGCTTCTGCTTTAGAATAATCAATGTTATTTTCTGGAACTACTAGTCTAGTATGATAAAGACCTGTAGAGTCAGTGCCTTGCTCACAAAGATCTATATTGATTTTTTTTGGCTCTGTACGATTGTCAGTCCAAAATAACAGATTATCTATAATGTTTATACCTGTAATTAATTCGGTTTTATTAAAATTTAAAACGTTTTTATTTGTATCTATTAAAACTGGTGAGACTTTACCAGTTTTTCTATCATATTTTAATATTGCATCTTTTGTTGCGTGATAAGTAAACCAATATAAAGTATCTTTTTTTTCATCGGCAATAGCACCAACACACGTTGATTTTGTAGGTATTAAAAAAGTATCATGAAGCATGAAATTACCTAAAACATTTTCAACAGCGCCAACATCAGATTGTTCTGAAGTTGATATTTGAATGTTCATTGCATCTCTATACTCTCCTTTACGTACTAACCTTTCATCAAGATCTTTGTTCATTTTTCCTGATGTAAGCGTATTTTTAATTTCCGGCATACTCTAGTGTTTTATTTGCTTAGATTTACCTCTTAATATTTGAGTTAATTCTTCTAATTTTAAATTTGATAGTCTTAGTTTTGCGGTTCTTGTTGCGGCAAATTTATCTTTTTGAAACCTACGAACTATATATTCCTGTACGTTTGCTCTAGTTGACATTATAGCGTATGCTATACACTTATACATTGCCTCTTCTGCAAATTTATGAACTTTCATTTCAGAATCAGTACCTAAACTATCACTTATATATTCTAGTATTACAGTTTTTGAAGAAATATTAGAACTAAAATGAATTAATCCACTGTTGTCATCTATAAAATACGATCCATTTACTTGAGCGTGCGCTGGGTCAATACCATATCTTCTTCCTTGCGCAAAATTATAAGTTTCATCATCATATTGATTTTGATTATCTTTTGCAACATGAGATTTAAAACTAGACATTGTATTTGACTGTTTATTCATGTCTACAATTATAACTTGAGTATTTCCTTGTTGAGCATTTAAAGGCCTACCAGCAGTTCCTGTTGGTGACTCTAGTAGTATATCTGCTTCGTAATCAGGATTTGTTATAACTATGCCAGTTCCGTCGTAATTTACACTTGTAGAATTACCTACACTAGCAACAGTTGAGTTTAAAGGTATACCAGGTCCAAAAACAGACATACCAACTTTTATGCTACTATAAACATCTTGAAAATTAATTTGCATACCAGACCCAGGTCCATAAGCGATGTAACTAGTAGAAGTAGCTCCACTGCCAGACATTGTTCTTGAAGCTCCTGTAACATTGACTCTAACCTCTGTGGCAAATTGTTGCAAAGGTGTTTTTGATTTAAATTTACTATCAGCTGGATTATGTGTTTCTGAAGCTATAGGATTTCCAAAAGAATCGTAAGATCTTGTAATACCATATTCTTCATATAAACCTGTAACTGGATTTAACCAAACGTTATCTTCAAATTTTAATGTTCCATCTGTGTTTTGTTGATACGCTACTGGATTTGAAGTTTTTGATGTTGGATATATAATATGCTTTATGCCGGCAGCATCAACCCAACACATTTTTACATAATGAACATAGTCCTGCGGTAAAGGCATTGATAAAGAAGCTGGCACTTCAATTTCAAAAGATTTAATAGATTTAAAAGTATCAAAACTTAATTCAGCTAAAGCTCTTTGAGCATGAAAAGCAACGTCAGTTCTTCTAACCTTGCTAATTATTTTGTCTTCACCCGTGTAAGCAACTATAAAAGAATTTATAATATCTTCTAAAGATATAAATTGATAATTACCATAAGTATCAACACCATTATTTTGTATACCATCTACACCTTCGTAGTATTGTTTAGAGTTTAAACCTAAATCTATAAGTTCACTTTCTCCAGTTATTTCATTTTGTTTTTGTATAATACCGTCTAGTAATCCCATTTATTATGATTTTTCTTGTTGAATATTTTTATTGTCTTCCGCGGTAGCTATTTGATATATACTAGGATCTTTTATAGAAATACCAGCTAGTGCTAAAATTTTTACAATTAAATTGTTTTCTTCTGAAGCATGTAGTTGAAAATCATTAGCTAAATTACCATCGTAAAGAGCGTGATCACCAATTATATTGTATGCCCATTTTGCTTTGGCTGGTTTTCTAATATAATGACAATGTACGTTATTTGTAAACGTAGGGTAAAGTCTAAAGCCTCTTGGCATATCTACATAAACAGCTCTTTTTAAAGTTGGCTTAGCCAATGGAGATAATTTTATACTTAAATACTCTTTATGAGTAATTTGTTCTACTTCACCATAACCAGTTTCTATAGTTCCTACTCTGTATAATTCTTTTGGTTTTTGAAAATAAGGGGAGTGATAATTTAATAGTTTAATGTTTTTGAAAGGTGCTATTTTTTCTTCTAGTAAAGTTAGCATGTCTGCATACTCCGTGCTATTACCTGGCACTCTATTAAATTGATTTATATCGTAAAAATATTGCTCAAATATATCCATTTGGGCTTGGTCTGCAAATAAGTTAAATTCTTGAGGAGTTATATATCCTCTTTGTTCTTTGTTAGCTATTGCTAAAACTTTTTGATATACGTTATCTATATTTACCGCCATATTTATTTTATTTTGTAGTTTGCAATCGCCCCGTAGAGCGACTGCTTCTACAAGGTTTTTACTTCAATTGTTTTTCTATGTTTGAGTATACTTCCATACCTTCATCAGTTTTAAACCAAGAGGCTAGAGCTGTGTACGGATGCTCATCAAACGGTACGTTCATTAGTTTTCTACCATTAGATCCCCAACTAAACGTTCTTTGATCTTGAGATAGTGTTAATAATCCCATTTCAGTTGCTCTAATTCCAAAATTTCTAAGAACAACATTATCATCGTTTACTAACTCTAAGAATAAACTAGGATTTCTTTTAGCATATAATAGTAAATCTCTTTTAAGTTCTTTAGAAGTCATCTGTGACACCTTAGAACCAAACTCTACACGCATTATTGCTTCTGCCATATCAATATCCATTTCCATAGCCTCGTTTAACGCGTCTACTTCTAATTCTAAATTAGCAACTTCATCTACAGCTACTTCTACTTTATCATATTCTTCGTATTTTCTACCTAAATCAGGGTGATACAAAGACATTAATTTTTGTAAAGTTTGTTTGTTTTTTGGAACAAATAAAGATCCATCTAAAAAAGTAATATGAGCTAGTCTTGATTGACTTCCTTCTGGAAATTCATCTACAAAAGGAGTTTTTTGATTTGTTGTGTATTTTAATTCTCTTTCATAACCTTTTTCTTCATCAAACCAATATATATCAGATGATTTTAAAGTTGCAGACAAAGGTGTTCTAGCACTCATTAAATAATAAACTCTATCTTTTATTTCCCAAGTTGGTTTTTTAGGTTCAACTTTTTCTGGTTTTGGAGTTTCCATAACCGGTACTTCTACTTGTGGTTGTTCAACAACCGTTTTTTGTTTTTTTGCCATAATATAATATAATATAAATTAATAAAAATAAAGGGTCGAGGCCGAAGCCCCGACTCTTTAAAATAATTGTGCTTAGTTCATTAACATGAAATTGTTAGCACCTTGTACAACTAGACATCTTTCAGATAAATACTGAACTGTCATTGCATCTAAATCAGAAGTAACTGCCCCTACAGATCCAGTGATCCAAGTTTTCATTCTTCTGTCATCAGTTTGAGAAGCTCTATATCTAGTGTGTAAGAAAGGACGTTTTAGGTTTCTACCTAATTGCTCATCATACACAGAAGAAACGCCAGCTGGAATAATAACCCCTCTAACGTCATCCATAGATCCTCTTAAAGTAGAGTCATTTAAATATTTCCAGTCAGACTTGTAGAAATCGTAAGATCCACGTCTGAAACCAGAGAAACCTAAATTTAACGCCATGTCTTCAGAGTTGTTAAATACACCGTAAGATGTACCACCCGCACCGTAAGAATTCATTGCAGCTAACATATCATCTATTGCTAGCGAAGTGCTTCTATTTAAGAATAACATATTTTCTTCAATAGCACCTTGCTTATCAAACTTAGCTAAGATATTGTCAAATTCAATCAAATCATTAGTAACGTTAACACCAGTAATACCATTAGTAGTATGACCTCTGTCTTCAATAGCCGCAAATAAACCTTCAGTACCAGCAGTTCCATCAACAGAAGAAGCAGCTAATCCTAACGAAGCTTCTAAGGTAGATGCAGCTAAAGTTTTCTCAGCTTCAACCATTGTCATCTCTAAATAATCAGTAAATCTAGCTCTAGTATCACCTTCAGCTTTTAAATACCACATGTAACCGTTTTGTCCTTCTTCACCACTTACTTCAACCCAACCAATTTGAGAAACGTCAGAACCATTAACTTGGTAAGCGTCTTTTATAATAATTGGTTTGTTTGTAAATGATTTGAAATTTGGCTCAACAGCTACAAAATCGTTAGTACCACCACCTTGACCAGTACCATTACTACCTTTTCCATATTCAGAACCAAATACAAATAATCTAGCAGTATTAGTACCAGCATCATCAGTAGTTCCAAAACCAGATACAGCACCAACTGTAGCAGCTGCGTAAGGTAAAATTGTCATTGTAGTTTGATTAGCAGCTATTGCAGAAACGTAACCTTTTATAACAACCGGAGTTGTTGAAGATCCTGTTGGTTGATCAGATAAAACAACAGTAGAACCTAATCTAACCGCGTGAGTACCTGCACTTGCAACTGTAAAAACACCTGCGTTATTAATAGCTCCGTCATAAGCTAAGTGTAATCTACCCTGCTCTGACCAAATAACTTTGTCAGCAGTCATAGACTCTTCAGCCCCAACTTGAGAAAGAAATCCAGAGATAGTTCTTTTTCCAAAAACTTCTGCTTCTTTTTCCATTAGGTCTGGTAAATATTGTTGTGCCCAACCTTCAGTCGCTGAGCTTGTAAAATCTATATAATTTGTTGTTAGTGTCGCTTTTGAAGGAGCTGGTACACTATTCAAATTTGGTCCATCAATTATTGCCATTTTTTTATAATTTTAAATTTGTAATTTATTTATTGTTTTTAATTTTAAACTTAAAATCAGTTGAACTATCTCCTAAAACTTTAAACTTTACACCGCCAACTTTAACCTCTCCATGTTGTTGTCTAGGGTTCATGTCAACGTTTTTAGATTTAGCAACGCTAGTTTTCATAGCGTCAGCTTTACCTTGTTCGTAAAAGTGATTGGCAATAGCATCTGCATTCATCGCTGTATATAAAGACTTGTGATAACCTTTAGCATCTGACATTTCATTATTTTTATCTAAAAACTTTTTAGTAAAATTATTTAAGTCGCTTTGTGTATCTCTTATCTCGTTAGCGTTTTTAACATTAAACCTATATCTTTTATCACCGACTTTGTATTCAAAACCTTTGAAATCATCGTTAAAAACCTCTTTAGTTTTTAATCTAAAAGCACTAGTTTGTTTTTCTGCTACTTTTTTAGTTTTTTCTGACTCTTCGTTATATCTGTTAAAGAAATTTATTGCTTTCTGTTGCTCACTTGTGAGCTTCGAACCAGCTTTAATATCTTCATAGTATTTAGACTTTTGCCCGTCTAAGTGGCTTTTAGCGTTGGCAACTTGCTCTTTTAACGCTATTTTTTTCTTTTTAATCTCTCTATCATCGTCTTCTTCTTCATCAAATTGAAAATTATCTTCAATTAAAAAATCTACTTCATCAGAAGTTAAATGAGATTTTGTTTGTTTGTAGTATTCTTTTAATACTGTCATGTCGTCTGCATCTTTAAAATCTTGATTAAGACGAACGTAATCTTCTAAGCTACCACCGGTATCTTCCATAAAATCTACAACTTTTTGTAAATTCTCAGGCAAAGAAGTTCCTGCTTCTTGAGCTTCGGCAACAGCTTCTTCAACCTCTTCAGTTAATTCTTCTGTTTGCTCTTTAACTTCTTCTTCAGTAATTTCTTCTAATACTGGAGTTTCTTGTGCTTCAGCTTCCGGTTGTACTTCTTCTTGTTTTTCTGTGGTGTCGGCATTTTCATCGACTCCAGCCACTCCCTCGTCGACAGGGTTATCTTCTTTATTTTCATTTTCTTTTGGTGTTGGTGGTTTATTTAAATCTATTTTCATAACACTGTCATCTCCAGCGCTTTCAAATTTAGTTTCTTCAACTGGTTGTTCAGTTGCTTGTGTAGTTTCTTCAACTACGTTTTCATTTTCTTCCATAATATAATATAATAATTAATAAAATTTATCTAGGATCAAAGGCTCCTAAATTAAAACCTCCACCCATAGTATCATTACCTGCAGACTCAAAGTTTTTAGGTGGTTTTTCATTTTTTCTTTGATCAATAAGCTCACTTTGTTGTGAAGCTTGTATTTTTGTTCTTCGGTCTTTACGATCTTCTTTTTCTCTGTCTTTAGCACTTGCAGTTTGGTTTTTCATTTGTTCTAACTGCATTTGCATTTGAAACTCAATTTGCATAAGCTCTTTCTTGTGTTGAACTTCTTGCATCATTTTTTGAGAATCTATTTGAGCTTTCATTTGCTCAAGCTGTGCCTCACTTTGGCTAAGCGCTTGTGCTTTTTGTAATTCCATTTGAGCAGAGGCTTGTTGTGTTTGCATATTAGCCTGAGCTTGAGCTTGAATATTTTGCTGTTGCATCATTTGATCTCTTTCTTGCTTTTGCTTTCTACGTATCTTTAATAATTGATTAGCAAGTTTTATGTTTTTAATTTCTCTAAGATCAATAGCATCTTCTAAGTCAATACCTTTTTGCGCAACTGCAACTTGTATATTATTTTCTAACATAGCTTTTTCTTCGTCATCTGGTGTTAATTCTATAAATATACCAAAATCATAAAGATGTAACTCAGACATTTCTTTTAACGTAGCAACATTATGATTGCCTATTGCTTGAATAAAAGCTTCTGCTGTTGGTGAATATTCTAAAATATCAGATATTCTAAGAGATAAAGATTCAGCAACTTCAGTTGTTAAAAACAAACCAGCTTGTAGTATGTGTCTTGTAGCTGTATTACTATTTGCTGCAGCTAGTTTTTGAACACCAACTAAAGCGTTTTTATCAGGCGTTGCAGCGTCTCTAGCTTCGTTAAGACCAGTAGTATCTCTTATCATTTGCAAGTAATAATTGTATGTACCAATTAATTGTTGCATTTTGTTACCACCAGAACCTGATTGTATTTCTTGAATAGGAACTTTACCTGGGTTCATATCACCTTCAGAAGTAAATGATCTACCAATAACAGATCCTGTTTGAAAGAACATGTTTAACGCTTCTTGTGGATTATAATTTGTTCCGTTACCTAAATCTATTTCAGCCAAACCGTCAGCATCTAAATAAACACCATCAGGTACCATTCTAGCTAGTACTTGTTGTAGCTTTAAATGTGTAAGTTGTATCATGTCAGCAAATCCGGTTATACGTCTAACAAGTGATTCTATTCTGCCTTTGTACATACGAGGAGCAACTAGCGAGTAATTCATTTTTACTTTAGTAAAATCACTTTTAGGTCTCATCATGTTTTTAGACATTTCCCACTTAAGAAGTTTATCAGTACCTAAAATCATTGCACCTTCGTATAAACACTCTATTGATCTTTGTAACTTACTAAAATTATCCGCGTCTTCAGGTGGGTTAAAAGTATCATCTTTTGGTAGTATTTTATCTGCACCAGTACCAGTTTCTTTAACTTTGTAAGTTTCGTTCATGTAAGTTTTATAATTAAAATATAAAACTTGAACAGTATTATTGTCTACTTCTCTTGAGCTAGTTAAACCACTTTGATAATTTGATTGATGATATTTTTTATTTTTAATTATATTTTCTAAATCTTCATTATCTAAAAAAGGAAATTGTTTAACAAGTTCATTTACAGGTATACTTTTAACTTCACCAACGTAATACAAATCATCAAAATAAGGTGACTCAGTATGTGAGTAAACTAAGTTAGCTGGGTCAACATAATCAATAACTACACCTTCTGATGTATTAAAACTAGTTTTTACAGCACCTATACCTAAAACTGTAAGATCATAATAAAAACGTTTTTTAATTAGCTCATACTTGTTTCCTTCCATTAAAACATTTATAGCTTGTTCCTCTGCAAGTTCAACAGCTTGTTTGTAAGTTATTTGCATGTGCAATGCTAATTCTTCTTCTGTACCAGGTAAATCTTCTACTTTGTTTTCTCTTATATCAATACCCATTTCAGCACCTGCAAAATTAGCAAGTTCTTGAGTTCTCATATCTTTCAATATAGACTCCATGTATCTTGTTCTTTTACTTACACCGTAAGGATCTTGTGAGTATGCTTTTATGTCATATGTTCTTTCTGCAATACCGTTTACAACTATATCAACAAACTTAGGTATAATAGGTACTGGCTTCCAGTCTAAATTAAGATAAGATAAATCTCCGTTTATAGATAATTCATCTTTATATTTTTGAATTGATTGTTCACCTCTAGCATACAATCTTAAGTTGTGGTAATTGTTTTTATTAGTTTGGTATCTATTAGCTCCTCTGTCTTGATTAAACCATTCGCTTTCTATAGCTTTACCTACCTTTAAACCATACTCATAACTCATTTTTTCCAAGTCGCTAACAACTTGGCTTGGAAAATAACTATTTACAACAGACTCTGCCATATTTATTCTTTAATTAATTTAGATGTATTACCTCTGTTAGTGTACTTAGCAATACTTATATTTAGTTTTGGTTTTTCTATTTTAGCGTTTGGTATATATAAATGTCTATTGTTAGCCATTATAGCTAAACCAGAGCTAATAGAAGCATCATGTTTTGTTCTTTTATTTATATCAAACTTAGCCCAGTCATTTAGTAATTCATTAAAATAACAAGAGCCAAAAGAACCATCTGCACTCATACCAACATGTCCCTGTATATACATTTCAATTGCAGAGGCATGAGCTTGTTTTATATCTTCACTTGAATTAGGTATACCACCTATTTCTTTTTCAGCTACAGATAATTTATTCCATACTTTATCAGGCCTGTTCATGCTAAAACCTCTATAACCACGTCTTCGTAGATAATACAATAGGCGAGGTTTGTTGTTCTCTGCGAGTATAGGCATCCCGTAAAATACTAATGCCATTAGAACGTCTTCAAAGAATATCTCAGCAGTTTGTGGTCTTGCTAAGTATTCTAAAAAAAATTGATTAGCCGGCGCGTCTTCCATGCTAAATTTAGTTAAACCGTGCAAAGCACCTTTAGAGCCTTTGCCATCTACTGTTCCTGATATATCGTAGCTATCACAACCAAAAGCACCCATGTGTTCATTACCAGGCCATTTGACACCGTTTTTTATTATAACTTTGTTTTGTATGTTTAATGGTGGTACCCAACTTACTTTAAATCTACCTTTTTTATCTGGGTAAAATATTACTTGAGTATCTTTTACACCGTTAACCCACTGAAAATTACCTTGAGTAATACCCAACGTTCTAGACATTTCTTCATTATAATCTATTTGTTCGTATAGTTTAACCAAGTTAAATATACTGTTTTTTGTTTCATCTCTAAACGCGTGCTCAGTAGTTCTTGGAAACTGCCTGTAAAATTCATTTAATGCATCTTGATCACCTTTTAAACCATCAGCTTCGTTTTGCCAACTGTCTATAACACCTATATCTATTAACTCTCCGTGTGGGTCAAAGATGTCATGGTCCGGAGTATTGAAGACTGGGCTTCCGTGCTCATCAATAAATCCTTCGTAGTTCCACTCCATTGGGATAAAAAGAGAATATAAACCAGACGCTGTCTGTCCATTTCTGTTTCGCTTAGTAACATCTGATGCGTTGTATAGTTTTTTGAAGTTTTCTCCACCTTTGTCTAATGAGTTTGAAGTTGAGCCCATCATACATTTACCTATAATCCTACTACCTAATCGTAAACATGTTTTTGTAACTCGCCAATTATTTAATATGTTATCGGGTCTTTCCCACTTACCACTTTCATCGTGTACTAAAAGCTTTAGTTTTTCACCATCATAGCTATTGTCACCTGTATTCTTCCAGTCTATAGTTGTATCTAATCCTTCTAAATCTTCTAGCTTTTCGTTTGTTGTAATCTTCTTTCTAGTGAACTTAGAAGCTGGAACTCTATATGCAAGCTCGGATTTTGGCCTATCCATACCGTCTTGAATAGGACTAAAAAAGAAAGGATAATTAATCGATATAGGTACAACTTTGTCAGTAAACATTTTCTT